CTCTTCATCCTCCTCGTCTTCGGCCTCCGGTGTCGGCCCGAAGTCGGGCGCTAGCATAGCCTGCTTCGCCGCCTGGCCCATGAGCCACTGCATTTCCAGCTCATCGAGATCCGCCTCCTCGTCGATGCGCCCGCCATCTTGTAGCGCCTTGAGGACCGGCATGGGCGGGAACCCGGCCTGAACGAGCGTCCCGAACGCCTGCATCACAGGCGCGTCCATGAGCAGACCCTCATAGTCGCGGTTGAACGCGACAGATCCGCCGTCAGCCAGCCGCAGATAGCGGGCGTGGAAGCCGAGCGCCCGCTCCACTCCATCCTGTAGGCCGCGCACGGTTGTCGAGAGCGCCGCATCGCTCGTCGCCTTGTCGAGTCGTTTCGCTTCCGCAGTCTCGGCCGCACGCTTCTGCGGAGCCAGCATCGCCAGCCCGAGCGTGCCCATATCGTTCTTCAGATCGTCGAGCGCCGCCTTGACCGAGCCCAACGCTTCGCCCGAGTGCGCGACGTAGCCCATGCTCGCACCGCTCTCGGGTACCAAGACGGCAGTGTTCGCGCCAACCGTTAGCGGGATTGGGTTCCCGTTGTCGTCTCTGGCCTGCGCTATGCCTGCGCCGAAAATGAACGGCACGCACGTTTTGTGAATCGACCAGTTGTAATCACTCCACATCTGATAGTGCGCGATGTTCAGATGCGCGAGATCCAGGAGCGGCGGGTCGGACTCGAACATACTGCGACTGCCGCTCGACACGATCTCGGCGAGCGGGATCTCGTCCTGCGTCGGGTAGGTGCCTTCGCCGTCGATGACGACCGCACCGTCATGCGTCTCGCGAAGCAATGCCCACCCGATCGTGCCCTGCTGATCGCGATAAAGTACCCGGTAGCGTTTTACCTCCTGCTCGCCGAACGCGCCGACCGCTTCGTAGGTGCACTCCTCGATGACCACCTGGGTGAGCACCGTGCGGCCCTCAACCGTCTCGGTGCGCCATGACATGATCGAACCCTTGCGGACGGGCACCCAGTACGGTCGGACCTCGCCACGCATTTCCGCCTGGGCGCTTTGCTCGCCGTCCGTCGCCGGGAACTCGACTAAAATAAAGGTATGGCCGTCGATCAAATCGTCGATGAGGAGCTGGCGACAGAACACATCGCCATGCGTGCCCGCGTTGTCGATGTTCTCCCAGTGTAGGCGCATGACCTCCGGCACGTCGTCACCGAGCTTCGGGTTGTCCGAGAACGCCAGGCCTGTCAGCCCTTCGACAGTGCGGCGGAAGGCGTTAAAGAACGCCGTGCGGTTGAGGCGCGACCTATAGTTATTTGGATCTTCGCCCGGCCCTTTCGGGAGGAACGTCTCGCCCGCACGCCGTAGCCCTTCGAGTCCATTCCACAGGGTGCGGACGACCGCGAGCCCAGGCATTTGTGCGCTAGCCCGTGGCGAGCGCGTCGACGGCTTATCGGCATCCGAGCGGCTTACAAAGCCAGCCCGCCCACCGACGCGGAGCGGGCCGGCGCCGGGTGCGTTGCCATAATCGGTAGGGTCTGCGATGGACGAAAGGTCAGCCATGATGCTCGATGATCTCCAGGGTTGTCTTGCAACGCTGGCAACGGAGCGTGCGGCCCTCGCCACTCGGGTGACGATCACCCACTATGCGGATATCCAACTGCGGGTTGCCCGGAATGTCCATAAGCCGCCGGCTACACTTCGGGCAATGTGCCGACTTGTATAGTACGGCAACGGTGGCAAAAGTAATAGACGCGGCGCTACGAATCGTCTCCTCCGCGTATCGTGCGGTGGCCTTCACGGATCGCCTTCTGATGGCGCTCGAACTTGGCGGGATCGCCGATGTTGGGCGCATAAGAATAGATGCCGTCCGTCGCTTGATGATGGGCAGACATGATGTACTCCGCTCGCCCTCCGCAGCTCTCGCATTTCGTAGCACGCAGGCGGGCCTTGTACTGCCGCAACTCCTCGGTGTCGTGGCCCTTGCCACAACGGTAGCTATATATCGGCACTAGTGGCGTCCTCCGTTCAGTTCCATGCGCGCCCGATACCACGCCTCGGCATTGCGGTTGGCGCTCTCGTAATCGTTCGTCTGTCCGGCGACAATGCGCGGCTGTAGGCTCTCGGCTACCGGGCAAGTCCCGTCCTCCGCAAGATGCCGAAAGGCGGGCTCTTGATAGGTCAGCCGCCAGGCGGCGAACGGCCGCGTGCCGCCGTACCGTTCGACCGCTTCCGCGAACGGATGCCACAACTCGGCAGCGTCTAGTGCGACCGCATATGCCCAATAGTCGTGGGCACCTCCGTCCGGTATACGCTGCGCCTTAATCCAACTGCACCCGTCGATCGCGTCCCGATAGAGGCTGGCACAGTCCGAGCGACCGCGCCGCAGGGCTTGCCAGATCGCACGATAGCCTGCGCGATCTGCCACCGCGTCGGCCATGCGATAGTTCCAGCCGAGTCGATGGTGACGCTCGAAGCTCGGGCTTTTGAGCACGTCCTTCGCGATTCGAGCCTGATTGGCCCGCATACGGTAGCCGAGCGAGGCGAACTCGCGGGCGCGCACCGCAAGCTCTTCGTCGTTTGTGACGAGCATCCCGCCCTCACCAAGGGCAAGGATCTTGCTGGCCTGGAACGAATAGCTGGTGAACTTCCGGCGGTCGTCGTGCTGCCGAAGCGTTTGCGCCGCATCGTCGATCGCGCCGCCCGTCGACCAGACGCCATAGAGCGAGACGGGCATAGAAAGCAGCTCAGACGGCCGCATCAGCCACGTCTCGGGATCGACGTCGACGAAGACCGGACGGGCGCCCGCGTGTAGCACCGCGATGGTGGTCGCGCTCATCGTCAGCGGAGGGACCGCCACCTCGGACCCCGGCCCGACGTCTAACGCAGCAAGCGCCGTGTGGAGCGTGGCCGTGCCGTTGCAGCAAGCGACCGCAAACTGGGCGCCAACATACCAGCCGAACTCGCGCTCGAAGTCCGTGACGTTCACGCTTCGTGTCCGTGCGCAAATAGCGTCTCGGCGTACAGCGAATGACGGCCCTCGTCTATTAGCTGCCGACATTTCTCTAGGTCGTCCGCCGTGTCGACCGTCCACACGCCTTCCGGTACCTGCGGCGGGCCGGCGAGCGCAGGGATCGCGTGCGTAATATGCTCGCGCTCCTCCGCGTACTCGTACGCCTCGTCCAGCATCGCAAGCGTGAACGCCTCGCCGCCGATCTCGACCGGGTGCCGTTCGCCGCTAGCGACTAGCCGCATGATCTCGGGCACCTTCCAGGGATCGTCGGGCGTCACGCGCACGATCACGCTGTTCGGGTGCCAGCGGTAGGCGTGGGCGCAGTGATGGATGCGGCCCAGCACATCCGCCTCCGGCCCTTTCCACCGGAACACCTGCACGTTGCGCGCTACCCATGGCCGTCCGGAATCCATGGCGAGAACGACCTTGTGCAGCACGTCGTTCTCGGCACTTGCAGGCATCGCGACCACGACGTTTTCCCAGCCGAACGCCTGGACGGCCGCGTTCCATGCCCACCAGATCAGCGGATACCCGCCGAGATCCGCGCACATTTTGCCGGGTAGCCGTTTCGACTTCCACCGGGCCTGCACGATTGCGAGCGGCGCGACCACGCTACGGCCAGTGGACCCACCAGGCGGCGGGCTCCAGCTTGCGGTGGATCTGAAACGCCTTGATACCGTATTGCCCGACGCCGCCGACGTAGACGCGATTCCCCCAACTGTCCACGTCGTCCGTCCAGATGAAACACTGCCATCGCGTGTCGAGCGGGTTTGCGACGTAGAGCAGCGCAAGATCGACAGCCCGGATCAAGCGGATATCCGTCTCGCCTCGTCCGTTGAGCTGATAGAGGCGCGGCGTCTCGCCTAGCCGGAACTCTGGTGCTAGCGCGCTGCCGTCTACGAGCGCGAAGGCTTCCGCCTCATACCAATGCTGATCGAGATAGAACAGCGACGGGTGCGCGTCCCGAACTTCGAGCAGGTTCATCGCTCGCCTTCCCACCAGCGGAGATAGTCTAGGCCCTCGCTGTACGACGCAACGTGTCCGAGTCGGCTATACTCGTCGATCTTAGCCAGTTCGATGGCGAACAGATCCACGCGCTTGTGCTGCTCGCCAGGTGGCGTGTCCGTCCATTTCGTTTGCGAAGCCGGTAGCGGCACTAGCTGCACCTTTTCGGTGATGTCTCTCTCGTCGAGCGCACGGAGCAACGTAAGGAACGCCCGTGGCATATGGTATGGCGAGGTGACGACGAGCACGCGGTTCCATTCGTGCTTGGCGCATAACTTGGCGAGCGCGACCGCCTGGTCCCGCGTATTGAGCGAGGCGCCTTCGGATATGATGCGGTCCGGGTGGAGCCCATTTTCGATCAGATACTTCCGCGTCTCTGCGGCCGTGAACGCGTGCGGCGGGTTGTCGAGTCCGCCGGAGGCGACAATCCAGTTTGCGGCCTGGCCGCTCGATTGCCTGAGCGTCTGCACCGCCGCGTCCGTGCGCGTATGCCCGTCGCCCGATAGGATGACCAGCGCATCGGCATAGAGGAGCGGGCCGTTGTACAACATCGCCAAAAACGTCTCGCGATCACCGAGCACGGGCAACCTCGGGCGGGCCTTCGCCTTCGCGTGCGCGCTCATCGCGAACTCAGCCACGGCAGGATCTCGCAACGGTAGACCAGCGCACCAGATCCGCCAACTGGCTAGCCGTCAGGCAGACGTTGGCCTCCAGCTTGCTCGGCACGTCGTCGAGCTGGACGTGACACTCTACGGCATCGACGCCGTATGCGATCGCGAGCGCCGGGACGAACGGGTCCGTCCCGTGATAGGAGAACCCATCGAAGCGGCCGACGATCTGCCGGAGCCCGTGAAGATCGTTCTGCGGGTAGCCGGGCGGACAGTAGAACACCTGCGCGCTGCCTTGCGGGCGATGCGTGCTAGGCACGGAGCGGATGACGGGCTTGCCGGTCGATTCTACCTCAGCCCGTAGTCCACGGCGCCCGAAATCAATCGCCGCCAGCTTGTAGATCGGGCAGTCGATAGCCTCCAGGAACGCCAGGCTCCCGATCCCGAACACCGACGAGAACCATACCATCCCGCGATCCTTCGCGTGCTGGGATAGCTCGGGTAGCCACTTGAGCGGCGTCTGGGCCTGCTCGTATAGCGAGCGCATCGTCCAGCCCTGGGCGCCCCACGGTTCCGGTGCCGGGCCATCGCCACGCAACGCGACGAGTTCGGCGGGCGTATATGCCTGCGTCTTGAAATGCGTTGCGCCCGCGTCGGCGCACGCATCGACGAGTCGATGGGCGAGCGCCAGGTCGCCGTTGTGGGCGTTCGATAGCTCCGCAATGATTCGCAAATGCTCTCCCGTGCTAGAGATTGCACATAGCCCGCAACCGCTCCACGCTCAACTGCGGCGCCGTCTCGCTGCTATAGCTGAACCCTTGAGGCACGGGCTCGCCGCCGCCGGGCACCGCGTCCTCCCATGTGCGTGTGGGCTCGATGCGATAGTAGGTGCCGTGATCCGTGACCGAACGCGCCTCGTCGCTGCCGATCAATAGTTCGTGCAGCTTTTCGCCGGCCCGGAGTCCCGTCTCGATGTGCCCAGGCTGGTAGGTGCCTTCCCGCTCGACGAGCGCACGCGCCAAGTCTAGCACGGGTGCGGCACCGATCTTCGGGACGAACACCTCGCCGCCCCGCATATCGCGGAACGCGAGCGTGACAAGCCATACGGCCTCGGCCATCGTCATCCAGAACCGGGTACAGCGTTCGTCCGTGATCGTGAGCGGCTCCCTACGCTCGAACTGCTGCCGCCACGTCGTGAGCACCGAGCCCCTGCTTCCGAGCACGTTGCCGTAGCGGGTGGCCGCAAACCGCGTTTGCGTGCCCGCCGCGTACACGTTGCTCTGCACCCACAGCCGTTCGGCCGCGAGCTTGGTAGTGCCATAGAACGTGTTGGGCGCGACGGCCTTGTCAGTCGAGAGGAACACGGCCCGCCGGACGCCAGCCCGGATCGCCGCCAGCGCGACCGTGCGCGTGCCGTCGATGTTGATGCTTACGGCCTCGTGCGGGTTGGCCTCGCAAGTCTCGACGCGCTTCAAGGCCGCAGCGTGTACGACGTTGTGGACGCCGCGCATGGCTAGCTCGACCCGCTCTGCGTCGTTCACGGAGCCGATGAAGAACCGGAGGCGATCGTCGCGTAGATCCGCCGCCATCGCCGCCTGCTTGGCCTCGTCGCGGGAGAGGATCACGACCCTCGACGTGTCTGCGCTAGCCAGTAGCATTTCGGCGAACGCCCGGCCGAACGAGCCGCAACCGCCGGTGATGAGCCAGGACGTCACATGACCCTCGGGCTTGGGTGGGCGTGAACCACCGCCGTCGAACCTAGCCGACAGGTGGGCATACCGCTAGTAGAGCACCGTCTGGACGACGGGCGTGTTCGCTCGAACGAGCACCGGGAACTCCGACCAGAGCAGATAGCCGAGCGCGTCCGGTAGGTGATCTAGCTCGCCCTTTAGCGGCGTGCTCGTCCCTTCTTTGTAAGTGAGGCCGTCGAGACAGCGAATCAGCCGATGGGCGCGCGGGTGGATGAGTAGGCGGCGGCGTCCGCCCGCAGCTAGGAGCATCGCCTGCGTGTTGTTGATGCGATCGACGACGGGCGGCGCTGCTTTCGGTGCGCGCACCTCGAATCCCGCACGCTGTAAGATCGTGAAGTCCGTTTGGCCCACGGGCGCCGACGTCTTCCGGGCCTGGCCGGCAGGATCAGGGCAGACAATGATGCGGCGACCGTTGTAGCGCGAGCGTAGCT